ACCCAATAGAGACTCTACCAATCAAATGAAAACATACCTAGCAAAATGGCCAGACGGAACAATATCAATACTGCAAGCAAACACTATGATTGATCTATTCTGGGATTTAGACGCAGAATCAGACCCATCAGAAGCACAATTGTTTGAGTTGCCAAAACGATTCCACCTTGCAACGTGCATATTTAACAATGAAATACAAGTCGATGAAATGTATTGCGAAGACGAATGCAACCTAAAGGAAGTCTTCTTTCCAGATACCATCATTGAAGACGCTTACACTGCAATCAAATGAACTCAATTGACGAAGAAAGATTTGAACAACTAGATTCATTCATTAGCAAATTGCCAGAAAAGCTAAGAACAGCAGTAACACTTAGATATGGACTTAATGATGGAAACTTTAAAACATTTAAACAAGTTGGTAAACTCATAAATAAACCTCTTGAAAGTGCAAGGCAAAACACAAAAAACGCAGAAAGAAAACTTATAGGTATGTACTATAGAATTGGCATCAAATGAACTGGACAACTGAACAACTAAAAGAGAAAGGCTACGTCCTTGCACCTGACGGACACTATTACTATGCAGACAACTATAAACCTCCATCTAGACGGCTACTTGACACCCTCACTAAACACTCTCCTAAACGCTCACTGGACAAAGTACACAAAGCAAAAGAAACTAGCAAGGACTGCACTGCTAAGTGCAATCCGCAGTACACTCTCGGAATTACAAGATTCTCAACCAAGACTCTCGACGTTGATAACCTTGCTGGAGGATGCAAACCTCTCATTGACCAAATTAGATACGCACACCTCATCCCAGACGATAACCCAGAAAGCGTCAACATCACGTTCTCGCAAGTTAAAGTCAAAACCCAAGCAGAGCAACGAACCGAAGTCAGGATTACCAAAGCGTAAACCTAAACAGCCACAATCACAATCACCATATGAGCTTTAAACCATCACGAAAAGTAGGCACACCTCCTAAGTACGACGAGGCTATCGGAGATGAAATCTGCGAGAGACTCGCAATGGGTCAAACACTCTCATCTATCTGTAATCTCGAAGGTATGCCAAACTACTCAACAGTATGGCGTTGGGAATGCTCAAATGAAGAATTCCGCAATAAATCTCATCTATCACGAAAAATAGGTACTCACGCAATCGCAGATGACTGCATAAGAATAGCTGATGATCCAATGCTCGATGCTCAGGAGAAGAGGGTCAGAATTGACACTCGTATCCGTCTACTAGGTAAATGGAACGCACGTCAGTACGGAGACAAAATCGAGATTGAGAACACGAATGCCAAACCACTCAACGTCACATTCACAATCGGTGATCGTAGTGCTGAACCCATTGAGCTAATCGAGGGCAGGGAACCAGAGGAGAAGCCACTGCGGATCGAAGCGACTGGAGAGGATCATGTGGGATAGCGAACGATCTGCTAATGCATTTTAACCACAAAATCACTGATGTTGTCGATAATAATCACCATATAGTGGCAACATATTTTAAAATCACCATATATAGGGTTAAACAATAAATGGTCAAATTATGCCCCAAATGCAGTTCTACGACACACGTTATGGAATGCCGTGACCTCGGCAATCGATTTTCGAGACGTAGATACTGCGATAACGGAAAGTGCAATCACCGATACTCAACATATGAGGTGAGCGCACAAGACTATTACAGTCTGAAACAAGTCAACAACATGAAAGCGAAACTAACAGAGATCCTAGAGAACCTATGAAAGCGCATGAGATAACACCAGAGATGCGTATAATCCAGCAACAAAAGCAGGAGATTAGAGAATTACGTCAAATCATCCACGAATTGCAGCATGACGTGAATAAGCAGAAGTCCTTGATCAACAAGCTGAAGAACAGGGAAAACAATCAATAACTTCACATAACAGCAGTAGTACATAATGAAAACAACAAAAATGAGATTCCACGCACTTGGATTACCGCACACAGTTACATCCAAAGAGTTTAACGCCTGTGCCTACACGCAGAAGGTTCTAAAGTTCTCCAAAGCTATGACCAACAGGGGCCATGAGGTCATCCACTATGGGCATGAGGATAGTGACCTGCAATGCACCGAACACGTCAGCGTCCTGACAAACGAGGACTTTGCCAAGTCATATGGATCCCATGACTGGCGCAAGACGTTCTTCAAGTTCAACACCGAGGATCACGCATACAAGACGTTCTACGCAAATGCCATTAGGGAGGTAGGTTTTAGAAAGAAAAAGAACGACTTTATTCTTCCATTTTGGGGTTCTGGAGTACGAGCGATATGTGATGCACACCAACACGATATGATCGTAGTTGAGCCGGGCATAGGGTACGCTGGTGGTCACTGGGCGCGATTTAAGGTTTGGGAGAGCTATGCAATATATCATGCTCATTGCGGTATGGCTTCTGTTGGGCAGTGCCAACAGGACAACTATTCCGTAGTGATACCCAACTACTTCGACATCGATGACTTCACATTCAACGACCAGAAGGAGGATTACTTCCTATATCTTGGTAGAGTCTATAGCGGCAAGGGAGTGGACATAGCTATTCAGGCAACGGAGCGAGCAGGAGTGAAACTGATTGTAGCGGGTCAGAAGGAAGCAGGGTATACATTCCCACCTCACGTCGAGTATGTTGGCTACGCTGACGTTTTAAAGCGAAAGGAACTGATGTCTAAAGCTAAGGCATCCTTCCTTCCTAGCCAGTACGTTGAACCATTCGGTGGAGTGCAGATTGAGAACCTATTGAGCGGAACACCTACCATCACCAGCGACTGGGGTAGCTTCGCAGAAAACAACCTCCATGGGGTCACTGGGTATCGATGCCGCACGATGGGTGATTATGTTGACGCAATCAACAACATCGACAAGATCAAACCAGCGGACTGCCGTGCATTTGGGGAGAACTTCACGCTTGAGAAGGTTGCACCTCGGTACGAGAAGTATTTTCAAGACGTGCTAGATGTATACAACGGAGCAGGGTGGTACGCCGATGGCAACGGAATCGATGCAATGACAATGGCTTATCCATCCAATCACCAACAATAATCGTGACAAATACTACCCACTTTTTGTCACAAAACAAAAGGAAAACAAATCGAATGATAGATAAAACTAAATGCGCGGCACTTGTTGAGGTTATGAGTTACCCGCCTGAGAGGCAAAGAATAGCTGAAGGATTATTGCTAACCATCAAGGAACGTGACCAATGGAAGGACTGCGCTACCAAGCTAGTAGAGTCATCAGGCTGGCATGACCAGTGGCCCCAAGCAGTGGCACATTATCGCAAGCTAAAGGAGGAACTGAAGTGATTTACAATTACGTTGATATTGGAACGTGTGACTTTGAAGTTGCTGATGGGGTTTTTAGTAGTGACAAGAACTACTTGCTTGTTGAGCCAATGTCAGAATACTTAGACAGACTGCCATCTGGAGACAACATAAAGAAAGAGAACTCAGCTTGTTCAAATAGAGATGGATTGATGGACATCTTCTATGTTCCAGAAGACAGGATTATATCGCACAAACTGCCATTGTGGATGAAGGGATGCAGCAAGGTAAGTGAACCGCATATTGTAGTGGTTAATTACCTTAATAGCGTTGGAGTTCCGATATCAATTATAGAGTCAAAGAAGATTAACATTATATCATTCAACAATCTTATATCTAAATACAATATAGATCATATTGACATCCTTAAAATAGACACGGAAGGACATGATCATATTATATTTAAGGAAGTTTCAAGAAACATACTTGCTAATAAAATATCATGCAATTCAATAACAGTAGAATATATCATTGGCAGATACGGAAACACAGACCAGATAGATGATATAGCATTCTCTCTTCGCGGAGTGCTGCCAAATGTATCCTTCAATTCAGAAAATCTAACTTTAAGTAAATGAAAAAGGTTTTATTCTTTATTCACAACGGATGGGTTTTTGGCAAAATCCACAACGAACTAATCAAAGCATTACATCCAGATGTGTATTGTGACATTCTTTGCTGTAATGGAAAC